GTAGCAATTGGTCTAATCTTGCTGAGTATACAATTTGTGGTTGATTGAGGTAAAATATGTTTGAGTTAATATTTACAATGATGGTTATAAACAAAACAGGAATTCCTGGTTTTAATGTTGAACACATTGCAAGGTTTCAAGCATTAGAAGATTGTATGAAATCCAAAGTGGTGTTGCAAGAATATATGGATAAACTGTCTACACAAGGCAAGGCATTTCCTGGTGTTTTTGAATGTAGGAAGTTATGATAGATTTTGAAAAATTTGAAAAATTGATTGATGACCCATTTACATATATTGGAATTGTATTGTTGGCAGGTGTGATTGGTTTTGGTGTAGCATTTTTAATTGGAATGATATGAAGATTTACATTGGTTCGTATTGGGTAGATTTCCCAATGTCCGAATATGGTGGTATGTGGGCTGTTGTTGCCAAAGATGAAGAAGATTTGTTTAAGGTTCTAAAAGAATCACAATCTGATTTCTTTGGTGATGAATTAGATGATGATATTTGGCAGGCAATTAAAAATGCCAAGTCCTACAGGTTAGATTCAGGTACAGGACCTGATTACTGCACACCTCATGTGGTAAAGTTCTTTTATACCTAAAAAAGTGCTTGCCAATATTGTGGTATTCATTTATAATATCGGTGTAGCTCCAATGATGAATTATCTTATATTATCCGGAGTTAGATAATTATGTTGAGTAAAATACTTGCCAAAGAAGAAAAAAGAAAAACCATAATACACTATGTGGTAATTGTGGTATTGTTATTGTTGTTATTGAATCATTTGATATATGAATATTAATCTAGAACGGTTGGCATCCGCATTGGCATTGTATGTTGATGGTGGCCAAGGTAAGGTGAATTATACATTCACCAAAGAATCATTGAAAGTTTATACCAATGAGGTAGCAAGTATATGCATTACTATTGCCGAGTTGTATGCTGAGCCTGACGGTACAAGCCGTGATGCAATGGCAATATCTAAAGCAATTAAAAATAGATTTGGTTTATGAACATAAAAATACCAAATACTAATCAGATACCACCGATTGATACATCGGCTATGAACAACCTTAGAAAAGTTAAGGCTGAACATTTGCACAGATTACATCAAGAAAAGCTAAATGAATTCTATAAGGTTAAGAAGCAAGACTTCGAAACCAATCGTGCTCGTCTAAATGATTTTGATTATAAAAAAGATATTGATGAGGTAAACAGATACCTGAATGTTAAAAGAAATGTGGAATATGGATTGTATCAATACTCCAAACATTTGGGTAAACATATAGATGTGGTTGTATAATGTTTATATTTGATGTTGAAACACTAGGTAAAAGATCCAATTCGGTAATTCTATCGATGGCTGCTATTCATTTTGATCCTGATACCAAACCATCACCAGAACAATTGCGTGAAGATGTTTTTTTTGCCAAGTTTAGTGTGCTTGAACAGGTAAAACAATATGGTCGTGAGGCGAATAAACCAACTATGGATTGGTGGAATAAACAATGTACAAATGTCCGAGTTGCATCATTCTTACCAAGTAAGGTAGATTGTTCCTTTGTTGATGGTTACGAATCTATGCGTAATTGGGCAGATTCAAAGAATGATACCAAGTGTTGGGTATGGGCTCGAGGTAATCTTGACCAATTGGTAATGGATGACATTGAAGAACAATTAGGATTAGAACCAATATGGCCATATGCCAGATGGCGTGACGTAAGAACTGCTGTTGATTTTCTATACAATACAACCAGTGGTTATACTGATGTAGATTATCCAGGTTTTAATTCAAAGAATGATATCACTAAACATAATCCAATTGATGATTGTGTATTGGATGCAATGCAACTTATGTATGGAGTTAAACGATGAATGAACGAATTAAAGAACTTGCTGAACAGGCTAAAAAATATGCTCTTGATGCCATGATTAAAATCACAGACAAAGAACAAGCATTGAAAGTGTATTCAGAATCGTATGATACAAAGTTCGCCGAGTTGATTGTGAAGGAATGTATGCATGAATGTCTGCGTATGCAGTTAGGCAATCAGTATACACCAGAAGAACTGTTGTTTCAAACTAAGTATCGTAAGATTATCAAAAAACATTTTGGAGTTGAGGAATAAATATAGAAGTGTTAACACAACATATAAACAAGGGAGAACGATATGAAAACATTTATAAACTATATCAAATCGGAAGGTGTGGAGGAGTCCTCATTAGATGAAGAATTCAATCCAGAAATTGCCAAGATGGCGCATGATGATGGTCATGTCAAGGGAGTAAGCCTTGCTGACGGTGCCACGCTGAAACGAGCAACAGCAATTAACCACTGGCACAACCAACACGGTGGTATGTATAAAAAACACTTTGCTAAAGGTTTCAAAGCAGGTCGAAAGAATAAAATCGACCACGCTAATAAACATTACAATCTCAATTTGAAGTTGCACAAAGACGGCAGCATTATACGCAATGAAGAAGAGAAATGAACGAACAAATTAAACAACTTTGGGAAGAGGCTGCTAAAACAACTCAAAGTGATTCTTGGGAAGAGCAGACAAAGTTTATGGAACGGTTCGCCGAGTTGATTGTGTTTGAATGTGTAAAGATTGCTGTGTTCAAAGGTGATGCTACAACAGGCAAAGCAATCAAAGAACATTTCGGAGCCGAACAATGAACGAACGAATTAAAGAATTGGCTCTACAATGTGGTGCGTGGCACCAAGTCTATGATAGCAAACGATTTATGATTAATGGTAAATTTGATGTAGAAAAATTCACTGAGTTGGTTATCAAGGAATGTATTGAGGTTGTAAAACCTACGCAACATCATGAGGCATGGGCACCAAGTTATCTCGGTGGTGTGGATGGATTGGAACTGTTAGATGGTAAAATTAAAATTATCAAAACACATTTTGGAATTGAGAACTAAAGTGATACTTGCCAACCACTCTAGGATATGTTATAATTGACGTACAGTTTGAAAGGAATTTTGTTATGATGCCAGCAGGCAAATACTATGTCGGTGACTTATGTTATGTAATGACCGATGAGGAATGGGACGAAGTGTGTGGTTTACTATTTGAAGGCAGAAGTGACCATGGATGTAATGAAGGTGAATTCACATTGAAAGATGGTCGTCAATTTGCAACATACAATACCAAATATGGTGATGGTCGATATGAATCAAATATGTGGACTGACCATTCAGTTGATTCTGGTGGTATTGGTTGTATTAGATTAGAAGATATACGCAGAGGTGATACCTTTGATGATATAAAAAGTTTTGGTGCTGTTATGAATTTCCCAGTTGATTTTGTAACAGGCAAAGAAGATGGTGTAATACAGTTTGACCGTGTTACAATTGATACTAATTAAGGATATATTATGAGTTTAAATAAAAATCAAATCGCTTTTGTTAAAGCAGCAGAGCGTTTGTATGGTGTAGGTTCAGTATTGACCCGTGATAACATTCAGCATGTTGCACGTGAAGAAGATATGTCCTTTCCATTTTGGTTTGTAACCAAATCTGAATATCGTTCAGGTCGTGGCCAATACCAATTACCTGATATTGGCACCAAGCCAGTAGTTAAACAAGATGAGCCTGAATTAGAAATGGCCTTATCTGCACAAGTGCTGTCCTTCAAACAACCAAAGTTGATTGATGATTCAGATGTTTCAATCCCTTTAAAATATCCCGATTATGTTCCTTTTGGTTTCTTTAAAGACCTTAATAATATTATTAAGTCTGCTCAATTTTATCCTGTTTTTATCACAGGTCTATCTGGTAACGGGAAAACCCTCATGGTGGAGCAAGTCTGTGCTGAACTTAAGCGGGAGTGTATCCGTGTCAACGTGTCTATCGAAACGGACGAAACTGACTTACTTGGTGGTCCTACTCTTATCAATGGTAATGTGGTCAATCGTGATGGTCCTGTTATTATTGCAATGAAGCGTGGCGCCATTCTATTGATTGACGAAGTTGACCGTGGTTCTAATAAACTAATGTGTCTACAAGGTATCTTAGAAGGCAAACCACACTTCAATAAGAAATCTGGTGAGTTGGTTCATCCAAAGAATGGTTTCAATGTAGTTGCAACTGCAAACACTAAAGGCAAAGGTTCAGAAGAAGGTCGTTATCTATCACAAATCCTTGATGATGCTTTCTTAGAAAGATTCCCAATTACTGTTGAACAGGAATATCCTGATGCCAAGACAGAGAAAAAGATTCTTACACCATTGATTGCCGATGCTGAGTTTGTTGAGAACCTATGCCAATGGGCTGATGTGGTTCGTAAATCATTCGAGCAAGGTGCTGTTGATGAGATTATCTCTACACGCCGTTTGGTACACATTGCACAGGCATTCAAACTGTTTGGTGATAAGATGAAGGCGATTGAGCTTTGTGTGTCTCGCTTTGATACTGAGACCAAGACAGCATTCCTTGATTTGTATTCTAAAGTGGATGGTAAAGTGGAATCACCACAACAAGCACCAGCAACAACGGATGACCCGTTCTAAAATCCTACACAGGTATGGTTGCCAACATGCCATATTTGTGTTATAATCCATATGTTGGTAGTTTTATTATTAAATTTTGAAAGGACATTATATGTCAAACACAATTCGTAAAGGCAAACCAAATCGCCATGAAAAAATCACAGTAACCTTGCTTTCAGGCAAACCAGTATCTCCAGATGAAATCAAATCTGTATTTGCTGGCACAGACCAAGAATCGGTTCTGTATCGGTTATCAACAAACATTTACAATATCCGTAAAGACGGTGGTATCGTGAAAGTTCTCAAAGAAGGTCGTAAGGTCAAAGCATATCAATTGGTTAACCACACCGAGTTTGATGCTAACGGCCGTTATGTTGGCAAGCAAACTGTTTCTACAGAGAAAACAACTGTTGCTCCTACAGAAACAGTAACGGCATAATATGGAAAAAATTGCACCAATTGTAGGTTTACTCGGCATTGTTATTCTACTCAGCTTCTTGTTGAGTTGGCCAGTAATGATTCTTTGGAACAGTTGCTTAGTTGGTGCTGTTGCAGGCATTAATCAAATTGAATGGATACAGGCATGGGGTATTAACCTATTGACTGGTTTTTTATTCAAGAATACTGTGACCACCAAATGAATGATTTCGACCGTGACAACCTTGAATTCTTCCTACATGGAGATGAGAAAGAATTTGAGGAATGGATGGAACAGGCATCATCTGAAGATTTAGATTATGC